CAGGTGGCGGAAGGGTAGACGCGCAAGTCAGTGGGGTAATTCCTAACGGTAAAGACGGATACTTGATGTTACAGGTTCGAATCCTGTCTTGATTACGATGTTGGGTAGCTCCCAAATGAACTTAGGGCGGTATCGGGCTAGCCTAAGAGAGATTGAAAAAAAGCCCGTACATAGTCAGGTTGGTACAAGGTCGGTTCGAGTCCGATGGAAGGTCGTGGATGTCGGGTAGCTCCCTGTATCAAGGTTCGATTCCTTGACTGACTACGCAAAAAACACGGATGGAGTTTCCCTACCCTCGTATTTCAACGTAGATGGGTTTTAGAAGTTCGGTTAGTCAGGTGACGGAATTGTCATGGTGCTGGGATAAAAACTGGCAGCAGACATCGGTAGACGTAAAGAATGGGTGGATAGCGTGCCATTGGGGAAGAACCAAGAAAGTTACGCGCTGCAGGTTCGAGCCCTGCCCTGACTACACCGTTTACTTGATTCCTGGTAGTAGAGTAAAGACCATTGGAGAATTCGGGATATCTCGCGAATGGTGGTGTAAGGTAAGAGGAACTTACAACGGTGGAGTACCGGAAACAAAAGAAACGAAGCGCATGGGTGATCATGCGTTGAGCTCAAATCTCCACCATAATAGTCAGGTGGCGTGTTGGCATACGCACCGATCGTAAGGGAGATATCAGGTTCGATTCCTGTCCTGACTACTAACAAATAAAAAAAGAATGAAGTATTTTAAATTATTCTTGATGTGTCTTGGATTTATCGTAATCACATCAATGTTTGGCGAATGGATCGTCAGTCGAGAAGTTAATGGGTTCCTCCAGCTTTTAAGTTTCGTTGGGGTGTGTGGGATCTTTATTTATATAGTAAACGAAACAATAAGTATTTTATTTAAAAACAAAAAACAAAATGATTAGTACCGTAATTTTTTTAGTAGGATTAGTAATTGCCGGATTTATGGCATTTACGACAAGAGATGCAATGTATAGTGTAGGAAAAGATCGTTGGGGCGATGACAAAGAAACCCTAAATATGAGATGGTTGTTCAAACCGCTTGGCATCCTGATAGGAGGTTTATTAATTTCAATATTTCAACCCTTTGCATTAGACAGAGTAGATGCAGGTCATGTCGGTATTAAAGTTAACTTGACTGGTGATAATCGCGGAGTATCAAGTTATGAATACAAGACGGGTTGGGTGATGTATAATACCTGGACTGAACAGATGTTAGAGTTTCCAACATTCCAGCAGCATATTGAATACAAGGATCAGCAAGTGATTACTAAAGGCGGATTTGCAGCAACAATTAAACCCTCTTTCAACTATTCCTTAAAACCTGCAGCAATTGGCAACATGTTTGAGAACTTACGACTAGATATCAAACAGATCGAACAAGGCTGGCTGATGAATGCTATTGTATCTTCAGTAAATGACGTAGCCAATAAATGGGAAGTTGATGCCATCTTTAATAATCGCGAACAGTTTGAAGCGGCAATCGTAACTGAGTGTAACAAGCGATTAGCTAAGTGGTTCACAGTATCGCAGCTAAGAACAAATATCATACCTCCAGCATCATTACAAAAAGCAATTGAGGGTAAAACAAAGGCGGTTCAAGAAGCACAAGCTGCAACGCAACGTAAATTAGTTGCAGAAGCAGAAGCCCAAGAAAAAATTGCAATCGCAAAAGGTGACTCAGCAAAAGTTATTATTGACGCACAAGCGTTGGCATTGGCTATGAAAATTAAACAAAAAGAGATCACACCTCTGTATGTAGAATACCTAAAAGCACAAAGTTGGAATGGGGTATTGCCAAGCACAGTAGCTGGTGGTTCTGGAACATTCCTAAACATTAAATAATTTGGGGTAGGGCGACTAACATTACCTCAGTTTTCAAACAAAAAGCGCGGTTGGTCAGGTGGCTGTAATTGGTAACACGCTCCTAATTTAGATATGGTGAATGCCAGGAGAGAGTACAGGTTCGAATCCTGTCCTGACGACAAAAATATGGCTCATCAAGTCGATGCTTATGGATCACTTGATGAGCGATATGATCTATATATAGACAATATGTGATCCATAAGTAACAATAAATCTACTTGTCAATAAACATAAATTTGTATCAATAAACTAGTATTGTTTATTGATACAAAAACGGGTTTATTATGTAAGATATAGATGATTTCTGGACACAGATATCAATTGCAACGAGATAAATAATAAAAATATCTTATTGGGTTGGCACCTTTTCTTAAACTTGTAGCATCATCTGCAAAAAAACTTTCAAGTTTTAAAATTTCTGGTATTATTGCGCTTTCAATAATGTCAATATTTTTTACGTTAAAGACCTTTGTTACACTTGATATACTTGAATATTCACGAACTATCGGATTTATTGAATACTTGTGCTTTATTTCTTTTTGTATACCTGGATACTTTATAGTAAAACAGTTTTTAGACACTAGAAAAGAAATAAATCAATATGCACTTGATGAATTTAAAACTTTTGTGAACACAGCAGTTCTTGTTTCAATGGCTGATGCTAAAGGCAAGATCACCTATGTAAATGATAAATTCACAAAGGTTTCTGGCTGGAGCCTAGAAGAAGTTCTAGGTCAGGACCACTCTATCGTAAATTCAGACACTCAGCCAGAAGGATATTGGGGACAAATGTATGCTGATGTCCTAGCTGGAAAAATATGGAATGATGTTGTAACAAATAAAGCAAAGGGCGGCTCAGTATATTATGTAGATACTTATATTAAAGCACAGTTCGACCTTTCTGGTAAACTTGAAGGATTTATGTCAATTCGTCAAGACGTTACTGATTTAAAAAGAACTGAAAATGAAATATCTAATCGAATGAATGCGATTAACCGGTCAAATGCGGTTATTGAATTTGATCTAGATGGAAACATAAAATTTGCAAATGATTTATTCTTAAAAACGTTAGGTTATTCTTCACATGATGAACTTGTTGGAAAACATCATAGCATATTTGTGGAAGATGACTTAAAGGATACCCGAGAGTATTTAGACCTTTGGGAGAATTTAAAATCCGGTAAATTCTTTACAGGTGAAGTTGCTCGAAAGAAAAAAGACGGATCAATTGTCTATCTTCAAACAACATATAATCCAATCATAGGTGAAGATGGGCAGCCTTATCGAATAATGAAGATTGCAACTGATATTACTAAGAGTTATAATCAGCAAGCTGAAATTGAAAAAAAGAATACTTATCTTGAGCATGCCGCAAAAATCTTACGTCATGACATGCATAGTGGAATCAATACGTATATTCCTAGAGGATTAAGTTCATTAGAGAGAAGATTAAGCGAGGATCAGGTAAAAGATCTTAAGATTGAATCACCGTTAAAAATGATTAAAGAAGGGCTAAGACACACGCAAAAAGTATATAAAGGAGTTTATGAATTTACTAATCTTGTAAAAAAGGACATTGTTTTAAATAGAGTTGACTGCAATATTAAGGACATTCTTGGAGACTATCTTTCCTCGACTGCATATCAATCACAAGTAATAATTTCAGACTTAGGTCAATCTAGTGTAAATGAAGCTCTCTTCTGCACTGCACTGGATAACCTAATTAGGAACGGGTTAAAATATAACGATAGCCTCACTAAGTGGGTAAAGATCTCAAGAGAAGAAGATTTAATAATTATTGAGGATAATGGTCGAGGCATGAGTCACGAGGATTTTAAACTCTTGTCTCAACCTTATACTCGAAGGGAGGGACAGAAGGAAAGTGGAACCGGTCTAGGTTTAAATATATGTGTTGCAATACTTGAAGAGCATAAGTTTTCAATCACGTGTAGTAAATTACCAGAAGGCGGAACCCGACTAAAAATAAATATTAAAAATGATTGATTCTATTTTATTAGTGGATGATGAGAGCTTATTCCACCTAGTGTTTGAAGATGCGTGTAGTCTATTAGATATCTCGTTATCTTTAGAAAGCATTGACAGTTCAGATGAGGCTGCTCGAATGTTTGAAGAGTGGCAAAAAAATCCAGAAGGCAAACCCGAATGTGTGTTTGTTGACCTAAATATTATAGGTTCATCATATGATGGAATAGAACTTATTCGCAAGATTAATTTTGAATATGGTAATCATGTAGTGATTGGAATCATTTCCTCTTCAAACGAACCAGAAGAGCAGGCCAAGGCTATTCAGGCCGGCGCACAGTTTTGGATTATTAAGTCAGATGAGATTGAGCCTCGACTAGAAGAATTTAAAAATGATTATGAATCATATCGAAATAGAACTGCCCCATTTAAAATATACAAATAATGAAATTTTGTAGAGAAGACATTGATTCGATAATTGCTCTAAAAAAGAAAAACATTTATTTAGAAGGAAATATTATCAAGCTCATTGAGTCAGATGATGAAGACTTTACTCAATATTTAGCTGAGGCTCTTTCCAAAGATCGAGAGAATCGTAAACGTCGACTTACTATTACAAAGCAGATACAGGGTCAAAATTATGAACTAATTGAGCAGAAGAACGAGAATGAGAGATTAATGGAGGAATTAAGGGAGACTCTATCTGAAATGGAGGAATCTAAATCTCAAATAGAGTGTCAAAACTCTGAGCTTATCCAATGGAAAGAAAAGAACGAGATAATTGGAGAAGAATTAAAGATTGCATTACAGGACGCTGAAAAGGCAAAGGATATTGCGGAGACTGATTTAGATATGCTACAGAAGAGAACTCAATTTGAATTGATTGGCACGATTGTTAAAGTTGCTCTATATGTTATTATAGGAGTAGGTGTGACCACGACTATCCTATATACTGTTGCACTCTTTGCTGGAAAGGATACTCAAATCATAGGCTCTACTTGGAGTAATATGTTTGGTATACTATTAACTAACGCATTCTCAATAATTGGTACTATTATGGGTGTTAAATACGCTAGTGAGAAACCAAAAAAAGAATAAAAAAATAAATTAAAAATGGCTGAGAAAAAACAAACAAAAGGAAATCTATTTTTCGGATGGGAAAATATTAAGTGGCTCGTTAGAGAGATCGGAGAAATGTATTCATCCAAAAAATCATATTTCTCTAAAAAGAGAATTGAGTCGGGCATGGCGTTCATAATTGCTCAATGGGGAATGGTATTTTTTCTATTAGAGAAACACGCAGACATGACCCAATCTGATCTTGCACTATGGGCAGGTATTGAGTTTGCAGTTTCAGGATATATCATTAACCAGATCCAAAAGGAAAAGAAAGGGTCTTCGGATGAGTCTGAAAATATATAATAAAAATAATACAATAACTTATGTTACTAAAGAAAGGATCCTCTGGAGAGGACGTGAAGAAACTACAAGCTAAACTTGGAATCACAGCGGATGGATCATTTGGTCCAGGCACGGAAGCTAAAGTAAAAGAATGGCAAACTGCAAATAGTTTAACTGCAGATGGTATAGTAGGCGACGCTACTTGGGGAAAGTTGTTTGGTATAAATGACCAAATTACAGATGCAGTTACACAAGTTGTAGGATTATCCCTTGACAAGTTAGCCGGTAAGGTTCCTCAAGGAGTTTTGGATGAGCTTGCAAAAATCGCTACTCAGTTTGGAATTACCACTAACTTGAGACTTGCTCATTTTCTTGCACAGTGTGCTCATGAGTCTGGTGCATGGAAATATAAATTAGAGATTGCCTCAGGTCAAGCCTACGAGGGTAGAAAGGATTTGGGCAATACTCAAAAGGGTGACGGTGTTCGATTTAAAGGTCGCGGATATATCCAATTGACTGGAAGAGCCAATTATGGCGTATTTTCCCAGTTTATTGGAGAAGATTGCGTTGCTCAACCTGATCTAGTTGCAACAAAATATCCACTAGCATCAGCTGCTTTCTTCTTTAATCGTAATAAGCTATGGGCTATTTGTGATCAAGGAGCGACTGATGAAGTAGTGACAAAAGTCTCTAAACGAGTTAATGGTGGAACCAATGGATTAGCCGATCGTCTTGCTAAGTTCAAGACTTATTATGGACTACTTAAATAAATAACAAGGGAGACCCGTTCTCCCTTTTTTAAAATAATTCACACCGATGGAAAAAGGAGAGCGCTTCATATTCTATGGCAAATCGGGTGTGGTTAAAGGAACTGTCGCTAGTTCTTTTGAAAAGGTGACATATGATCTTAAGCACGAGGTAAAAGTCATAACTCCGTATATCGTCTCGACCAATGGCGAGACATATAATGAAAAGATGTGTTTAAAGATTAAATCGGACATACACAAATCCTTCTTAAGAAAACTAGTGAGTCTATTTAAGCGAGTCTCTTCTTGATCTCTTTGACGGTGCCGACTTCACTTAAAAGTATTCTAAAGTTCTCTATCATTACGTCAGTCATAATCGGACTCTCAATATCGTTCTTAGATGATTGTGAAAGAATTTCTTTTTGGAATGCAAGAGTCTCCTTTAATTTCTCATCAGGCTCCAATGATTTGATTCTTTGAAGCTTATCTGTGACCTTCTTGTTAATTTCTTCAAGATTAGGAGTACTTTCTGATTCTAAGTATTTAGGTAACACTGATTTTACTGCGAAGTACCTTAAATATTCATTGAGTTGCTTAGTAAGAGCCGATACTTTCGACTCATCTGAACTGTATACCAACTCAAAAAATGCGGAAGCGTCAGGTCTAATAAACTGATGGTTGTTTGCTGAAAAAGGCATTGCCATCTTTCGAGCAGTAGTATTTAATAGCATATCCAGTTCAGTGGTTAATTGTAGTGAATATCTAATTTGAACTGAGTCATCTCTATGAGTAAACTTATGCGGATAATCTGAGTCCCTTAACTTGGTAAAAAGATTATCATATGAGATCTTTTTAAAAGGACCTGTCTGGCTATTTGAACTTGCTGGGTGCACTAGATTGATGATAACGTCTTGGGATTCTCCATAAACTGATGAAAGTATCTCGTCTTGGCTTGAATGTAGAGTTATGGTAAAAGGTCCCTTACCATCAGAAATCTCATACATTGATTCAGGCAGATCCTTTAGTATTTCTCTAAGCTCTTGATCATATGCTTCATCGATCTCAGTAAGCTCACGTTTAGGTATCTCAAAAGTATAGTAACTCTTTTGAGACTCATTTAATGCAATCCAATATGTAAAGTCTAATAAATTCATTAAAATCTTAAAAATTCTAGGCCAGTCGCAGCAAGAAGATCAAAAATAGAGTCTACTGAGTCTTCATATATGACAACTCGACCTAGACTTATCTTTGCAATATCGCTATCTATGTCAAGTTCCATGGAGTAGTTTGAACCTTCGTATTCAAACTTTATCTCAATCACTCCTTCATGCACCTTTAACCTTACTCTGTCTGCACCCGACTCTTCCAAGTATTCCTGGATGCGTTGTGCGTGATCCAATAGCTGAAACTCATAATCATCTTCACCAGGTGATTCGAAATCCTGAAGCTCACCTGATGCGTCGATATATGCTTCATTGAGGAATTCTTGATATGTTTTAGCTCGGAAGTCCATTAAAAATCAGTGTCTATTGAATAAACTAATGACTGTGAACCAGATAATAATAATTTTAAATCAAAAGTATCTGAGATTGCTGAAGATTGATTAAATTTTGTTCTAAAACTAGAATTTCCAGCTGACCATGCTAATGTACCATCAGCTGCTACATCTCGAGTGAACATGTCTACTATGTTTGCATAACTAGTAGAGTATCGTGATTTATCAGCAGAACTAATTAAACCGCTAGACTTTACATCTGAATTTATTTTGTTAAGAGTACCTTTCCATGAATTGTTCCATTGAGGAAATAGTACTTCGTTCCATGCTCCATTTTCATCATCAGTAAAATCCCAGTCTTTATAGCTATACGCGCTAAAGTTTGATTTTGTTTCAACAAATGTTTTAATACTGTTT